AGCGCAAACCGTTGCAAATGAAATTTGTTGCAGCCGTATCAAAAAATCAGTTAACTTTGGGGTATGGCAAGGCCAACAAACTACACAGAGGGACAGGCTGATTTGATATGTGAAAAAATTGCAACATCAAATTTTAGCATGAAGTCAATTTGCGAACAACTGGATATTCCAGTAGGTACTGTTCTGGCTTGGTTACATAGGGAACCAACATTTCAAGAGAAATACGCACGTGCAAAGGAGATGCAGGCTGATTTGCTTGCTGAGGAAATACTGGATATTGCCGATGACGGATCAAATGATTTTATGACCATTGTGAAAGGCGATCAGGAATATGAGGTAGAGAATAAGGAATTTGTAAATAGATCCAGGTTAAGAGTTGATAGCCGTAAATGGATCGCTTCTAAACTTAAGCCTAAAAAATATGGGGATCGTATTACACAGGAGATCACCGGTGCTAATGGTGGTCCGCTTCAGATAACCGGAATAACAGTAACATGAAAAAACTTATTGCCATACTGATCATTATTTCTGCTGTGTCATGCAGTAAGGTAAAGCAGTGTTACACATGCCAGGTAGCAAATCAAACTACTAACTACTGTGGCGATATCAGAGATTTTGCGCCAAAGGATGCACAAGGAAATGATATGTCGTATTACTGTCAGCCAAAATAAATTTGTTTCGTTAGAATAATTTACTACATTGCAATACCGTTCGGAGGCGGTGAAAATCTTAAGCGTCTGGATCTCCTCCGAGTGAAGGACGCTGTTTTTTTATATGATACTTGACATAATCCCATACAGCACTGATAAGAACCTGGGTAAAGCCTACAATGATGCGTTCCGAAATACATCCGATGAAGTAACGCATATCTGTTTCCGGGATGGTGATACCTGCTGGCTTACGCCTGATTACGGTGTCCATCTTGCTGAGTATGTTCGGTTGCATCCTAACGCTGTGTTGACGTGCTGGACTAACCGGATCAATGATAGGGCGGAGCAACAGAGCGATGTTGCCCAAGTAAGGGATGTATCAGATTTTAAAACACATCTTAGTTATTCACAGGCTTATCTTAACAGTCTTTATAAAGTAACAGCTTTGCACGGTTTCGTTTCCGGGTTCTGTATGGTGATACCTCGCAGCGTATGGGTTAACCATAAATTCGCAGAACAGCAGGTTTATTCTGATCGTGGACCTACTAATATGCTTGGCGTAGATAATGATTTCACAAACCGTATCCGTGCTGCAGGCATTCCGGTACTTCGTATGGATGGCCTTTACATATGGCATACATACCGGTTATTGCAGGGTGATAACGATAAAACACATTTGTTATGACACTCACTGCCACCGACATACTAAATACTTTACAAACCAAACGCCCGGTATCAATCATCCGGGCAGGTGATGGCGAAAAGATCGTACTTGAATCAAACAACAACATCGCATCTTACCGCCTTTGTGTTGAATCAGTGATGAAGCGCCAGGTGGGGTACGAACCCACTATGACCGAAGTAGAAGCCATCCGGCATAATCTCATCACCGCATACAATGAAGCCAGCATTGTAGGTATCCCGATGCACGAACGGCTGCAGGACCTTAATAAACATTGGCGGGGTGTTGAAGATGTTGTTAAACCACATTGTACCACAACTAAATTCACAAGTACCGATGTTGCATACGATATGCTTTATAACGGTATGCTGGCTGAATGGCTTACTGGTAAAAAAGAAGTGATATATATTTCCTGCCGTGATATAGATGAACCATTGCGCCGTGCCTTTGGTATCCGTACCGTTCACAGCTACATCATTGCACCTGAGATGAAGTTCACGTCAACCTATGAAGGTGGATTGAAGCATTACCCGGAACAGTTTAATCAGATCGAATGGTGGCTTAACAATGCACCTTGCGAAGGAAGTCCCTGCTTGGTTGGTGCCGGTGTTATTGGTAAAATATACTGCAACTGGATGCGTGACCGGGGAGGGTTGGCTTTTGATATAGGTGCCGTGTTTGACCTATGGGCAGGCTATGCAACCAGGGGCCCGGAAAGGGGGCTGGATAAACAGTATGAAAAATATAAATTATGAATCTTTATAGCAAGATAGAACCAACGCTTTTAATGCACATAATCAACCGTGCACGTGATATTCAACAGGGCCGTGTTGACCTTGTACCACCGGAGGAGTATATTCAATGCGCCGCAATAAGAATGGATCAGGGTAAGACATTTAAACCGCATAAGCACATCATAAGGTTTAAAGAAACTTCTATCACTCAGGAATCCTGGGTAGTTATACGTGGTATGGTCCAGGTTACGCTATATGATATTGATGACAGCGTACTGCATACCGATATACTGGAGCCAGGGGATTGCTCAATTACTTTGGTTGGTGGCCATAACTATCTTGCTATGCACGACAACACTATCGTTTACGAATATAAAACCGGGCCTTATACCGGACAGGATAATGATAAGGTGATGATATGAGATATCGAATAGTGACAGCAAAGCTTAATAATTTATGGGGGTATGAGGCAGAGGTTTATGTAAGAACTTTGTTTTTTGGGTTAGGTAAAGATGTCTGGGAGCGAGTTCCAATGTCTTTTGAATTAACAGTAAGTGAATGTAGGGAAAGGTTGTTTAAAATGAAAACGGGTATATGGGTTGCATGAAAATCATAGTCACCACTTCCGATAAATACCACCACCTTTTGCCAGTATTCTTTTACCTGTACAACAAATACTGGAATGCACCGTTTGAACTGGTAGGTCATGCAAAACCTGAATGTGAGTTACCCGAAAACTGTACCTGGGTATCATTGGGAGATCAGACCAGCCCGAAAGACTGGAGTACACAGTTAAGGCCATACTTTGAACAGCAGCCGGATTGGTTTGTGTGGATGATGGAAGATACGTTGATAAAGAGTAAAGTAACAATACATCCTTACCAACTTGACTGCATTAATTATGAAAGATTTATAGGGAGAGCAGATTTGACTACTGATGTTATGAAAAGGCCGCATTCTCAAACTGCCGCCTGTTTTTTGGCTCACCCAAAATCAAGGTATAGGTTAAGCACACAACCTTCAATATGGAACAAAGAGTTTCTGCTTACTTATTTAAAGGATGGATTAAGCCCCTGGGATTTTGAAACACAGGATCCAAAAGAAGATGGTTGGAATATTATTTGCTGGAACCCTCCACCCGTCAACCACAATGAGGGGGTCCGGCGTTTCGATATTCACAAACTGAACCTTGAGGGAATGAGCGAAGAAGATATTGCACACATTAAAACTATAATCGACAAATGGTAAAGTTACATCTTGGTTGTGGTAAGCGTGATTTCGGTCCGTCATGGGATCATATTGACATGGATAACTTCCCACATATCAAAAGCCATGATGTTACCAAACTGCCGTACGAATCAGGGACCGTTGATCTTATCTACGCCTGTCATCTTATCGCATACTTTGACCGGGATGAGATTGTGCCGATACTTAAAGAATGGAAGCGTGTACTTCATCCAGGTGGGTGCCTTCGCCTGGCAACACCTGACTTTTATCAGATGGCAAAGATTTATGTACAGCAGAACGGCGCTGACCTGAGCCAGTTCCTGGGCCCATTATACGGTAAGATGGGAACGATCTACCACAAAACAACGTATGATCTTTACAACCTTATTGAGTTGCTGTCATCATGCGGGTTTAAAAATATCAGGAAGTATAACCGTCATGCAACGGATCATGCAAGGTATGACGATCATTCTGCCGCCTATATTGACGGTAAGTTAATTTCATTAAACGTACAATGCTATGTCTGAATGGATGGTTAAAGGTAAAATGCGGGCTGATTATTTGCGTGAGTGCAGTAATGTTGACCTGGATAAGATACAGAGCAACCCGGTACTTATGAATATGTTTAATAAGCCTGAGCAGTATATTACGGTGATGAACCGTATTGTAGAATTGTTTGGGTCGTTGGATAAGTTCAGGATATGTGAGATCGGAGGAGGTTATGGGGGGCAGGCAAAGATTATTTTAGATAACTACAAACCGTCATGTTACCACATGATTGATTTACCTGAGCCGCTTGCATTACAGCAAAGATATTTATCCGGTTATCCGGTAGAACTATTTACCGAACCAACTGGACAAAAATATGATCTTGTAATTTCTAACTATGCAATTAGTGAAATACCGGATAATAAATTGTATATTGACGAGGTTTTGCGTAAGTCAGTACATGGGTATATTACCTGTAATACAGACTTGGTAAAACTTGATTGGCCTCATCAAAGGATCCCGGACATTGTAGGCGAACGTAAAACAAATTATGTACTTGTATGGTAAAACAATATCCAGCATCACAGTATGAATACTGGCATAATGAATGGGTTAACAAAAGAGTTAAGTCGGTTGTGTGCGGTGATATTTGTACTGTAACGCACTTGCCTGATTGGAATACAGTTATTGAATTTGAGAATCAGATAGCATCATTCTTCGGCGCCCCGTATGCCGTTGCTGTGGATAGCTGTACGCATGGGCTGGAGTTGTGTTTGAGGATGACCGACCCAATGGCACTTGACATACCACGCAATACTTACTTATCAATACCCATGCTTGCTGAAAAACTAAGTATTGATTTCGACTGGTATAATCTGGCCTGGGAAAAGTTGTATTATATAACTAACAAAGTAATTGATGCCGCTACATTGTGGGAACGCAATAGTTACCGTAAACATACCTTCATGTGCCTTTCCTTCCAGTACCAAAAGCATCTCAGCCTGGGGCGTGGTGGTATGATCCTTTGCCCGGATGAACAAAGCTACAATCAGTTAAAGAAGATGTCCTACGATGGCAGGTTGCCCGGCATACCCTGGCGTGAACAGGATATTGATACAATGGGTTATCATTACTACATGACACCGGAAACGGCTGCACTTGGTTTACAAAAGTTACCAGAAGCTATTGCAACAGCACCGAGGATATGGACCTGGGAAGACTACCCGGATTTAACACAGATGAAAATATTTAAGAAATGAGTAAGTCAGTACCTTATTTTTCACCAAGTTGTAAAGCCTTAATCTTCGGCATAGCCGGGCAGGATGGCTCATACCTTGCTGAGTATTTACTCAGTAAGGGATATGAAGTACATGGCACGATCCGGCGCAATTCAACACCTGAACACCAGGAAAGCCGTCTGCATGGTATCGAAGGTATTACAACGTACTACGCTGACCTTACAGACACCGCAAGTATATCGGATGTGTTAACCAAAGTGATGCCGGATGAAATATACAACCTTGCTGCTCAATCCCATGTTCGCATATCATTTGACATACCACAGTTCACAGCACAAACCAATGCACTCGGAGTATTAAACATATTGGAAGCATACCGCCGTATCTGCCCGGATGCTAAGTTTTACCAGGCCAGCAGTAGTGAAATGTTTGGAAACAGTATTGATGATGACGGATACCAACGGGAAACAACACCAATGAAGCCGGTAAGTCCTTATGGATGTGCTAAGGTTTACGGGTATAACATATGCTGCAATTACAGGCAGTCTTACGGATTGAAAATATCAAACGGGATCCTGTTTAACCACGAGTCACCACGCAGGGGAAGTAATTTCGTTACCAATAAGATCATTAAAGCAGCAGTTCGGATTAAGTTAGGCCTGCAGAAAGAGGTTGAACTCGGCAATATCTTTACCTACCGTGATTGGGGCCATAGTAAAGACTATGTACGTGCAATGCACCTTATCCTGCAGCAAGAACCGGGTGACTATGTTGTATCAACGGGGGAAAGCCATTCGGTGTATGAATTGATACGTTGCGTTGAAGAAACGCTGTATATTGAGATACCGGTTGTTGTGAACGAAAAGTTTAAGCGGCCACACGAATTACAATACCTGAAAGGTGACAGCAGCCGTATCCGTGCGCTTGGCTGGAAACCTGAGTACACATTCAAAATGCTGGTTGATCAGATGATACATAGTTGGATGGTTCATTACGGGGCGATTGATGATAAAACACCATATTTGCAGACACGATGAAGATATGCTACACAGCCCTTTTCGGTAATTATGAGGACCTAAAAGAGCCAACGGTTGTTACACCAGGCTGGCGGTATATCTGTTTCACAGACCAGCCAATAGTTAGTAAAGTATGGGAGGTTGTAAGACGAGATGTATTTACTGAGCCACGCAGGACGGCCCGGTGGTTTAAGATAATGGGATGGATAGACTGGGAGCAGTCAATGTGGGTGGACGCTTCATTTCAGATAAATGTGGACTTAAATAAATGGTGGGATGACCATTTTAAACTACCGTTCTCATGTGCTGCACATCCTTTGCGGAATGATATTTATGACGAGTGTCGTAACTGCATAGCCAATAACAGGGGTGAGGCATTATTGATAGAGAAGCAATGCCTTAAATACCGGGCAATGGGGTTTCCTGCAAACAAAGGGATAATACAAAGCGGGATAATGCTCAGGGAGAACACAATGGAAAATATTGCATTGCACGAAGCATGGTGGAAAGAACTGGATGCAGGATCAACCAGGGATCAGATCGCTTTTGCTTTTGTATCTTTGAACAGCAATATCGTGAGTACGTATAAATGGGATTATTCACAGAGTAAAGAATTTAAGTATATTAAACACTACCATTTACGGCATTGATTACAAACCATACCGAACTTCTTAACGCGCTGGCTGAAAAATACAGCCTGAATAATTACCTGGAGATAGGGGTTAATAACCCGCATAATAATTTCTACAAAATAAAGTGCAGTAACAAAACGGGGGTGGACCCGCAGTCATCCGGGAATGGTGTCAGGTCAATGACTTCTGATGATTACTTTGCTGCCATAGAAAACAACGATCCGAAACCGGTGTTTGATCTTGGGTTTATTGACGGTCTGCATACTAAGGATCAGGTTAAGAGGGATTTTGAAAACTTATTGAAATATCTGAGTGATGACGGGTTTATTGTCATACATGACGTATTACCTGAGAACGAAGAAGGGACAAGGGTTCCCCGCGAAACAAAGCAATGGTGGGGCGATGTTTATAAATGGGCGATGGGTGCAAAGCAATACCCGTATGTTAAAGTAGTCACGTACAACATAGATAATGGGTGTATGGTTATATGTAAAGATGAAAATAAACACCCTTTTACAGATCCTAATACCCCTTGCTGGGGTGAGGATTGGGATACTTATAAAAGGTACGGACGAATATTACTAAACGTCACCGATGCAGTTGAAATTTGAATCTTCAAGTGATAAACAAAAGCAAGCAGCGAAAGCATGGATTGACCCTGATATAACTGAAATAGTTTATGGTGGGGCAAAGGGTGGAGGTAAGTCTTATTTAGGGGCAGCTATTATATTTTCATCCGCACTTATTTACCCAGGCACAAGGTACTTCATAGCAAGGAAACAGTTAATTGACATCCGTATCCACACAATACCAACTATCGAAAAAGTATTTACAGGATGGGGGATAAGAATTGATCAAGTTGGTAAATACAACGGGCAGGATCATTGCTATTATTTTAATAATGGGAGTGCGGTTTTGCTTATTGATGCAAAGGATGAACCTGGCGATCCTATGTTTGAAAGGTTCGGTAGTATGGAAATGACACAAGGTTGGATTGAGGAAGCCGGAGAGTTTGAAGAACCAGCA